GCACGTTCAACATTCCACAAACCTCAGCAAACTTGCCTAAGAAACGACATTCCCACTACCGGGCCTCTGGCCAGGTGTGTTCACCACCTATCACAGTCCCTGCACCCGTGGACTTCGGTGACCATATTCATAATGGTGAACCCCGGCTACGCCTTATAGCGGAGCGTGAATTCGTTCCTCAGGTGCCTTTTAGGTTGGACGAGAGCCGCCGTATTGACGCTCCCACCTATGCACCTGTTGATCAATTAGGTCCGGTATTGTCTCAACAAGTACCGGTCGTCACGGGGAATGATTTTGCATCTCTTTTGGCCGCGTTTAATAAGAGATGCAATTTCTATTCTGGCGATAGAGTTGCCCCCAGTATAGTGAAGTCTAGCTTAAAACTTGCAGACCGTGTCTTTGCCGGCAGGTTAGCTTTTGATTGGACCCAAGACATTTATGATCGATGGGTTGCCAAATTTGATCAAGAAAAGCAGGGGCGCATGGTTGCCGCCCTTAATAACCTGCATGATGTCGATTTCCGCGCCCTTAATACCAAGTCTCTTATGGTTAAGGGTGAAGTGCTCCTAAAACGGAACGACTCTACATGGGCGCCCAGAGTTATATATGTCGGTTCAGATGAATACAACGTCCTTACGGGCCCAATTATGGACGAATTCAATAAACGACTCTCTGCGGCTTTGGACACGTTTCGGTCTCCTGAGGTTGAGAAAGTCATTTTCGCGTACACCAAGAGTGACGTTGAGATAGCCACCGGGTTACAAGGTTGTCCACGTTATTTCGAGGGAGATTTTGCCGCTAATGACAGGAGCCAACTCAGTGATGTATGCCGAATTTTTGCACACTGGCTAAGGCGTTGTGGAGCCCCTCCCTGGTTTGTTCGTTTTTACCTTCACAATAGTTTGTCCTTTTCAGTTGTTTCCCACGAGTATGGTGTCAGTGCCGACATTAAAAATCAATTGGCCACCGGCGGCACCGACACCACTGGTCGCAATTCAGTGTGGAACTTCTGTCTTTGGCATTCTTTCTGTGAGTTCACGCAGGTAAAAGCGAGCCGTGCTGCAATTCTAGGCGATGATATCGCCGTTGGTGTTAACCACAAAGGAATTAATGTTAAGCGCTGGGTAAAACATTGTGCTGACGCTGGTATGAAGCTCAAAGCTCAAGAGCGTCGGTTTTACTGTGATTTGACATTTTTATCCCGTTTCTTTGTCCCGGCTTCCGAGGGTTCGTGTATGGTGCCTCTTATTGGAAAAGCATTGATGCGGTTTAATGCACGCGCCAACCGCAATCAAGACGTTACAGACGCACAGTACATAGCGGGCAAAAGCCTTAGTTACGCCTATGAATTTCGGCATGTCGCTTACATGCGGGACAAGTTTCTTGCCCGCTACTCATCTACCCAAGTTCAGTTTTGTGAAGTCAAGCTACATGATTTAACCTGGTTCGCTAAGCAGGGTGTTTCATCTGTTGATGACATTTATCATAAGATCCGATCTGAACCTCTGGTTTTGTCTGATGATGAGTTCCTTGAAGTCCTCATGGCGAAATATGACGTTGGGCTCTACGACATGGATGATCTTACTGGCCGCCTCATCTTGGACTCACTCCCCGAAGTGTTCTCTGATGAGCGTTATTACAACTTTGCGCATGAAGTCGAGTGACGCCGACCGTGTGCTTTGCTTGGTCCCCGTTAAGGACCCGGTGTGGGAGATACTGGTGCCCTAC